CCACCATTTTGGAGGATGTTTTAAAATCTATTCAGGACATTTGGCCAAATGGTACATGGGCTGTCTCAGGGTCAATTGTTGAAAATGTTAAAGAGTCTTACCATATTGTAAGTAATCAGTATGTTATTCATAATGACACAGAACGCGACATGGTAAAATCCGCAGTAAAATATTTACAATCAAAAAATGACGCATTTGACTGGAAGGTCTATACTCAAAATCGCAATATGAAATGTATCAACCAATCAAAGGCCGACGGGCGAGTACAAGAAGTTATCAGGGGAGACGACTGGCGCAAACATCTTATTTGCTCATTCATACCAGACTATTGCGAACCAATTGACTGCCATTTTCAGGAAGAATTAAAAGAACAAATCGCAATCCAACAAGCAAGTAAAAAAGTAAATATGGCGTGTTTGCCACGTTTGAGTTTGCCCACGCCTAACAATTTAAACTTTTATGGTATGACACCACATCAAATGTTGGATTTACTACCATACAAAAACAATAAAAACGATTTTGAATATAAATACATTCACGATATTGCCCGGTTCGCATATTATAATGGAATATCATATCAAGAATATCTGGCTTGGGCTGATTGGGAAGACAGACACGATGGGCGCACTATGTGGAATAACTTACACAAGTTTCCAGCATTTCAACCGTGTCAAATGAAAAAATTATTACAATATTACTATCCAGCATTGAAACGCGACCAACACATGACAACATTCGCAAATCAGTTCAATTTACCAGCCGACATTGATATAACATCTATCGACCGACTATCACAAGAACACTATGACGACGAATACAAGGCAACTATTCTACATTTGACAATGGGCTCTGGTAAAACTGCACAGACAATTGACTACTTGAAAAGTGGCACAAGTTTTTGCTGGATTGCCCATAACAAAGCCCTTGTTGCTGGAACTCTTGGACGTTTAAAATCTGCCGACGTGGATTGTAAATCGTATCTTGCTTTTGATGCGAAGACCAAGGCAAAAGGCGCACTGAACAGTGAAAAAAATCTGTGTATCTGCGCGCACTCGCTCCATTATTTGAGCTTTGAAAAAGAATATCGTACGCTTGTTATTGATGAGATTGAATCCGTTGTTGAGGCGTTTATGGGCGACTTTATGCAACAAAAAAGCAAATCATTTGCCATTTTTAAAAATCTGATATTACGGTCAAAGAAGGTGATTTTGATTGACGCATTCATTACTATGAAAACTATTAATTTGTTGCGCCTTATTGACCCATCCTGTAAAATTAATGTTATTCAACAAGCCAACATCAGACCATCAAAAACGCTGACATTTCATTCTACAAATAAGGATGATAACGACGATAAAGACTATCTCAGCAATGCGTTGAAGCATATCATTACATTTATTAAGAGCGGAAAAAAATGTTTTATTTTCTATCCCTACAAAAATGGAGGTGCGAGTAGATTTTCAATGGAACAAATTATGACAATGATAAAAACCGCCGCAGGTTGCCGCGTTGTTATGTATAATAGTGATGTTGACGACAAAATCAAAAAAGGACTTCAAAATGTAAATGAGACATGGAGTCAATATGACTGTGTTATTTGTAATTCTGTTATAACTTGTGGTGTTAATTATGATATGGCAGGCTTTGATAAGGTTTTTATGTTTTTGGCATCATTTATTACACCTCGTCAATCTATTCAAGTCAGTGCTCGCATCCGCAATTTGTCAAGCAATGAAATTGATGTCTACTATATGGGGAAGCAATCCAACACAGAATGTTATATAGATGACCGCAAGGATATGAAATGTCCGGTTTATAATCAATTGTATGAGGACAGTTTGATTGAAGATAAGGCCCCACGCAGAAAAGCATTTGAACTATTTTGTCAGAAGGCCCCCTACAAGATGAAGCGCGACAAGATAGTAATTGATAAGGACGTAAGCAAAGAAGTACAAGAGTATTGTAATGCGGACTTTGAGTATTTGTATCGGAATATTGAAGACGTTGATTCAATCACAGCTGGAACCATTGAGGATTTGATTATGATAAATGATTGTCCCATGTATATGAAGTTTCAGTTGAAAAAATACTATTTCAAATTGAAGTTTGAGGCAGACGAGAAAAACGATGAAGTTCTTGCGGCAGCATGGGACCTCAATATGTTTGGCATTGTAGATTGACTCGTTGACCACATCGGCGAAAAGACAGTTTTTGATTGTATTCGGGACGAGAACAAATGGACATCATTATTTTCTGCGCCAGCTTTTAAAAAACAAATAAAAATGTCTGTCGGTGTGGTAGAGCAGATTTTTAAAGAGTTTAAGTTTAGAACTCTTTCCAGTACAAGTTCCAAAAATCAGATTTATAAATCCATTGTAAATACAGCTTTCAAAGCAAACATTATTTGTACTAAAATAAGCGATACGAAGGACGTATTATATCATTTGAATCCAGATATGGAAGAATGGCTTCTTAAGATAGAGAATCTTTGTGCGAACTTTCTAAGAAAAACTACCGAGAAGTTCGAGGGGAAAGTATTCATTGATGACGACCAAATATGCGTTGATGAAGGAGATTATTAAAGGTGGCGATTTTCCGATATTGTAGTTTTTCTATATGCAAAATGACAATATCGGAGTTTTGCCACCTTTGAAAAACCTACTTTGCAGAATTAGTTTTTTTTTATTTTGGGAATTATTAAAGGTGGCGATTTTCCGATATTGTAGTTTTTCTATATAACAAAATGACAATATCGGAGTTTTGCCACCTTTGAAAAACCTACCTTGCCGAATTAGTTTTTTTTTATTTTGGGAATTATTAAAGGTGGCGATTTTCCGATATTGTAGTTTTTCTATATATAAAATGACAATATCGGAGTTTTGCCACCTTTGAAAAACCTACTTTGCCGAATTCTCCCTTAACCACCAAGTTCCGCCTTAATTAAACGACGACTCTGAGAATCGTGGTTTAATGAAAAACTGGCAAAATATAAACCGCTATTTAAACGCGGTTCTCAAAGATTAAACCGCCGTTTAAACGCAGCGGTGTTGCCATCCATGGAGGTATAATCACCCCACAGAATGAAGCGACTCAATGCCCCAGCAGTGTAGGGATTAGTCCAGTCCTCGTTGACACGATGCCTTGCAATGTAGGCGGCTCGTTTCTGTTTGTCACCGCTATCTATATAAGTGGAGGCGCCTGCGGCGCCAAAGTGAACCTTGGTCCCATTCTTGAATGTAGCGAGGAAGCGTTTGCCCTTACGAGTGGATTTAGTAATATTCATATAATATGAGAGGATATATTATATGAAGACCCCAGAGAAACAGCATGAAGCTTGGCAGCGCTGGTACGATACACACAAAGATGAATACAATGAATTGCGCTCACGACAAAGAGATGCTAAACGGGGATATGTCGTGAATGACTCAGTTCACAGACGGTGTGATGAACCACACCCAAACCCGAATGTGAGAATTGTTGTCAGAACTGTGATGACAGCAACCGAACGGCGTAGGCGCAAAATAACGCTGGAATTGGAGAAAGTAGAGAGGCGACGAGCACAATGGATTAAGGAGCACGAATCAAATGTTTCGCATCAATCTTAGCCGCCTTTCCTCCCATGACGGCAGAGTAGGTCCTGCCATAAGCCCAAGCCTCAGGGGACCGTATTCCTTTCCTCACTGATTGTGGATTCGTTTTGTACGCCCCCACACCTTTCGAAAAAATCGTATCTAATCCCGACTTCTTATAACCGGTAATACGACTAATGTCTGCTAAACTGTGCGGTTGGCTAGGTTCAAATCCATATTTTTTATTAAACTTCTGTTTGTAAGTGAAAGCCATATATACTATTATGCGAAATAACAAACTGGGCCAGCAGGTTTTTCCTCAGGTCGATTCACTTTAAACATAGAGGCTTTATTTTGCTGAGTCTTGGTAGCTCGCGCCTCCTTCTTAGGTGGAGGGGCTTCCTCCTCGGATTCGCTGCTTTCCTCATAGATGATGGTCTTCTTCTTTGGCTTCTTCTTCTTTTTTTTGACAATGATGATTTCTTCTTCTGATTCGCTCTCCTCTGGCAAGGGGAGGGACTTGCTCGTCTTGGGTGCCTTAACTGGCTCCTCTACAACTTTGGGGGCCTTCACTTTCTTTGGCGGAGGGGCAACCTCCTCTACTTCCTCTGACTCCTCATCAGACTCGGGCGGCGGAGCCGCCTTCTTTGGAGGACCGTTCAACTTCTCCTTTACCATAGCGAGGACAGCCTTCTTGGTGGGGTCGAGTGTCTTATTGCCCTGTGATTTAGCACTGGCAGCCGCCCTCATTTTTTCAAAAGAGGCAATCTGAGCTGGGCTCCTCTCTTTTTTTGATTTAGGTTTGGTGAGTGGCTCGGTATCGTCGTGTGGTTCGTTGTCATCCATGGTATATATCAGTGTGAGAAAATAAAAATGGCGTAATTAAACAACGCCCTAAATATCTCGGTATAGCTTATAATGCCACTCGATATTAGTGAAGTACCCAATGATAAGTTCAAAGATACCAAACCAGTGAAGGAGTCTATGGATAAATACATCCCCGATATTGTAGAGGGAATCTCTCGCAGAAATGGAATGATTTACTTGATGATAGGAAGTGGTGGATCGGGCAAGACAAGCTTGCTGTTGAATCAGTTTAGAAAGGGTGGTGCTTACCATCGCAAGTTTCACCACCTCTATTTGTTTACACCGGCAATCAGTTTCCAGAGTGTGGTCAAGCACCCGTTTGAGAAACACGATAAAGTGATTAATGAACTGACACGCGACAACTTGAACGAGTTGTATGATGAATTGAAATCCAGAAAGGAAGACAGAGAGGAAGACGATGATATGGAATACAATTGTGTTATTATCGACGATATGGCAAGCTCACTCAAAGAAAAAGATGTTCAGCGATTATTGAATACGATGTTGATAAAAGCGCGCCATCTTAATACGTGCTTTATATTCACACTGCAATCTTACCTCTATATGCCAAAGATGCTCAGGAAGCAAACGACGTTTGCGACGATATTCAAACCGAAGAACAGAGAGGAGTGGGACTCGCTGAATAAAGAACTCATACAGATGCGCGACGAAGACGCGCGCCAATTGTTTGAATATGTTTATGACAAAGAATATTCGCATCTAGACATAGATACCATAGAGGGAAAATTGTATCGCAATTTCAATGAACTCACGATAAAGAAGCCAGGAGATATTTAGAAACACAAAATCTCGCTATACTGTAAATGGAGCACATTAATAGTATTCAAATATACCTAAACTCGCGGTATGCCTCTGAAACAGTAAGCGATAACATAGCAAACAGTATTTACTATTTGCCTGTGATTGAGATTCCAGATGGCCATCACATCTACCTCTCACTCCAAAATGCCAGTATCCCGTACTCCTTCTATTCCATCAGCGATTTCGACAACACCTTCATCTTTGGTCTCATTGGGGACCCAGCAACTACATCCTACATACAACCCGGAAATTACACAATAACCCAACTTATAGATGCTATCAAAACAGCAATGGGCGCATCGTATACAATAACTTATAGTAGTATAACCAGCAAACTCTTGATTACTCATTCTACAAGCAATTTTATAATATATGCCTCTACAATTAATCACATCCTTGGATTTAGTAAAACAACGAATACTACATCGGCTGCCAACCTCCTCTATGGAAGAGACTGTGTAAATCTGAATCAAATCCGCGCCATCAATGTAGAGGTAAACTTTCCGACATATAATGTAAATATAGCGCAACCATACAATCAGAACATCCTGGCAACAATACCGGTGTATGTCGCGCCATTTAGCATAATCACTTATACCAACCCCAATAATTTTAGAACCAACCTCTACGTGAATAAATTAGACCAAATCCAAATACGATTACTAGATAATGAGTCGCGTCTTATTAATATGAATGGCATACAATACCAAATGACGTTCCAACTAGATTGTGTGAAGTTCACCGATGAATAAAATATAGGCATAACTTATAATGATTGGCTATAAACCCCCTTTAGGAAAACAGATGCTGGGTTTCAAGATGCCCCTTGGAAAAATGAAACTTGGTTCAAAGATTCCTCTATTGATGCGGCCTGTTGCCAGAGAAATGGCGGATGCCTTAGTTCGCAAAGTTTCTGGTGGTTTAGAAAGACGGGTTTTGAAACGATAAATCCTCGGCAAAACATTTAGACAATTCCAAATGTTTTTTATCTGTGGCAATATTATAACATGATTCCCGCAAACCTCAAATATCAGTCCAAGGTTGAGTCCGCACCCGCACGAAGATTTCTCACGCAAATCCAACCGCAAGGCTCCACCTCCTTCGGTATGGGTGAGACAATCACCATCAACATTCCCACAAGAGCCAACACTGCTCTCATTCCCTCCGAGTCCTATTTAAAAGGCACTTTAAGTCTTTCGTGTTCGACTGCGAACGCCACTGCTGCTACTTTCGAGTCAGCGGGTGTTCACGGTTTCATCCAGAGAATTAGGGTTTTCCACGGGTCAAACTTATTAGAAGATATTGATAACTATGCCCAGTTGGCGAAAATCCTGTATGATTTTCAGGCTTCCGACGATGCGGTTAAGGGCCGCCTTGCTGTCACCAGTGCCACCAACCCTCAATATAATGTTACCTCCGGAACCATTGTCCGAGGTGTAAATCGTGGTGCCACCACGGGTGTTACAACCACCGCCACCACTGTCGCCTTTGCTATCAACTTGATTTCGCTCGTAGGTGCTTTGTCTGGTGAGAAATATTTGCCGTTGTGGCAGATGACCGCCGCTCCTCTCCGTGTCGAAATCGTTTTGAAATCAACAGTTGTAACATCTCTGATGTCTCTTGCTGGAAGTGCTACTGCCCAGATTTTTGCGCTTAGTAGCGTAAATTACTGCGGAGAGTTCTTAGAACTCCCTGATTCAGCCATCTCTGCTATCAATGCTGGTTCTTCTAACCCAATGCAGATGGTCTTGCCTTCTTTCAGGTCTTTCACCAACAGTGCTGCAATCACAACTGCGGGGACTCAAGTCAGTTTTGCAATTCCCGCCAAATATTCGTCCCTTAAGAACCTCTTTGTCGCCACAAGAACCTCCGTGGGTGCCGATGGATTGTATCCCAACTCCCACTGCAAGTATGGTCTTACCAGTTATTCTTTCAGAGTGGGTGCGGAAGTGCTTCCTTCGACTCCGCCTGTTTCGGTCCCAGAGTTTTATTCTGAGGCTGTCAAATGCTTTGGCTCCATTGCCGATTTGGCTTTCCAGCCCTCGGTCGATTTGATTTCTTACGCATTAGATGTCCCCAACACCATTGCCAGTTCTAGTGATGCAAGTTTGCTTGATTCCGGTTCTTTCGTCGTTGGTATGGATATGGAGGTGTATTCCAATGCCGATAAGAGTTCCATTTTCGCCGGAACGAATACCAACAATTCTGATATCTTCTACAATGCGAATTTCACACCCGCTGGAAACGTTACCATCCTCCAAACGGCGTTTGCCTCTTATGACCAAGTGCTAGTTGCAGAAAATGGCGTAATGTACGCCCGGTATTAAAATCTGAGAACACTCTATAATGCCCAAAGGAAAAGTCCATTATTTACCAAGTGGTAAGATTTATCCCAGTTTTATGCCGACTCACAAAGCGGGAGAAGGCCGTCTGATGACGGGTTTAACACATACTGCAAAAAGTCAGTATCTAACACATAAGAAACCAAAATAAATTATAATAAATACACATTTATTATAATAAGCATTAGCGAAATATTTATCGTCTCATTAAATTAGGATTGTTGCTTGTAGCACTTTCATCATCAGGTATTCCGTGAATTTCAAACATGAACTCGGTATGTCCATATATTAGAAGATTGGTTAAAGGTATATAGGCAGTTTGTGTATTAGCAATAACTATTTGAATCATAATAGTGGGATTATCTGATGTTTTGCTAAATGTGTAAGAAGGTGATTGTCCGTCGGCATAATTTATGACGGCGCCGACTCCCTGCCCTGCGGTGGTTGCTAAAATGGGTAATACAGCATTGCAAAGTTGAACTCTACTGCCAGTTTTAGACGATGAACCCTGGTTATAAGGAGCTGGTTCAAATGGCAATCCACTCAAATAAATACTTACAGAACGGGCATCAGTGGTTGCGGCGGTTGCGGCAGCAACAGAAGTGGTGCACTGGCCTTGCCAAAATGAATTAAGGCGAATATGGAACTTATTATATTTCTCATAATAAGTGTCGCCCATTGCTTGACGGATATTGACATTATTCCAAATCATGGTGCTTCTGTTATCGGCCACAGAACCAGCAGCAGTTACAACAGCGGCACCTACATTTGAAAAATATACTGTATTGACATTACTCGCATTAATATCATAGGAGCGTAAAGTTAAACTTCGTGATTGGTACATATCTATATAATATAGTTTCATAAAAAAAATTGAAATATTTAATTCTAATTATCTAAATAATCTTGGATACCTATACAAATATATCAGAGTCCTTAATGTTCCCGATGTCGTGTGCGTGGTACGCGTCTATCGCAGCAGCGAGACCAATTTTTTTAGGGTCGCCAGTAAGCAAAGCAGGAATAATTTTCCTGACATGTGGGTTGGGAAGCGTTTTAAGATTCTTAGAACCAGCAGAGGCAAGTGAAACAATATCGCCAGCAGAGCGATAGACATTCTGGTTGCCTTTCACTTTTTGCCCGATGGTCTGGCCCGGGTCGAGCGCATACACCTTGTCCGACTTTTTGGCGATGTCCTGTACAATTCGGCCGCCCAACGAGTGGCCCGTGATTGCCGTTTCAGTGGGAGCATACTTGGCTTTGGCTTTTTTTAAGGTTTCGTTAGCCTGTTTGTATCGGTCGGTATCGCGATACCCACCTACAATGTTCTCGTATCCTCTCTCAAACTTGTTTCTCCAAGATGAAGGGAGCAATGCCTCAATCCCACGCTCCAATGGTTTCCCGATGGCCTTGATGCCTTTGCCAATAGTGCCACCGAGAGCCAATTTGGCATCCACGTTGACCCAGTCATTTAATGATTGAGACCCAGTGACATTGTAGAGGAGCTTCTTGCTTTCAGGATTAAAATAAACCTGCTGATTCTCATTGCTCAGCTTTTTATCAATCTGATAACCATATTTTGCCATCTCGGGTCCTTGTTTATTTTGAGGTAAATAGCCAACCCGTAAAGAATCGTAAAGAGACACACCAGGACGGTTTGAATTGGGGATAGCATTCATAGATATATAATTGAATTATATATTTATTGTTCTTTCTTGGCTAAAATCTCCTCCAATGGTGTTCGCTTGGTTGCTTCTCGCTGCCAATCTTCGACTATATAATAGAGGCAAGGAAATTGTTGTAAAAGCCCAGGAAATGCTCGCTCAAACATTCGTTCGTAATATTCAATGTGAAGATGCTCGTTTACACCAAACCGTTCTGGTCCATAAGTAAAGTCAGCCTCTATTAGTTTATATACCAAACTATCTGGCAAGTTTTCTAAATCAATAACATATTCTCTTTCGTTCTCTTTGACAAAGTCGGCCATATATATATTAATCAATAGAAAGATTTATCAAATCATCAAGTTTTTGAACCATATCTTTATACATGCTAGCTCTATTTGAAAATAATGATTCATCGGCATCAATCCCAACTGACTGTGAAAAGTCGTCATAGTAATCACGCATAGTTTGTAGAGTAGTATTTTTAGTGTTTGGTGGTAGAGGGGCTAGTCCATTTAATTGCAAATATTCATTTCTAGTAGGTTTGCCTTTCTTTATTTCACCAATAGGTTGGAAACCGGGAATAAAGGAAGGTCTACTACCTCCACCAATAGGTTGGATACGGGGAATAAAGGAAGGTCTACTACCCCCACCAATAGGTTGGATTTTACCAACAGGTTGGAAAGGCTGACCACCACTACCACTTGTAGGAATACCTTCTTCCTCTCCACTTTCAGCAAAAAACTCAGTTTGAATAGCAGGTTTCGCCTGTGGTCCACCCTCATTTAATGATTGTGTAAAAGTTTCTTCTTGCACATTTGGAAGTAAAATTACAGAAGATTGACTTGTTGGTTCAGATGAAGCACCAAACTTTCCAGACCGAATATCAGCAAGACCACTTTCAAGTTGCCCAAATCTTCCAGCAGCTGCTGTTGCCAAACTGCCAACAAATCGTTCTTGTTGTCGAACATCCTCCAATCGTTGTTGTGCCACTTCGGCTCGTAAAGCGGCAATCCCCGCATTATTCCTCTCTTGAACATCCTGTATTTCTTGTTCGCTCATACCGGGTTCAATCTGTCTCAACGCAAACAGATTGGGGTCTCCACGCCCAGGTTCGCCTTCCAGAGAAGACACAGACCCGACCATGTCGTTGTCTTGCCGTATATCGGAAGCGGATTTAGAGGATTTACGTTTTTTAGGTTTACTTTTGAAAACGCCCAGTTTAGCTAACTGTTCAAGCATTTTAACCATAGAATCTGTTTTAACAGAAATATGATTGTAATTCGTATTTGAAAGATTTGGCATATATTGTCTAACGATATATTAAATGAGCATAAATAATTTGGATTTCACTGCTTATAATTATCTTACAAATTTGGCTTCGGTAAATGCTAATGAGGTAAACACAGATGTTTTGACTAAATCAGACCCAGACATAAGTGATTTGCAATTTGATATGTTAGAGGGAATCAATACAAATCAAACAATCCAACAGCAAATCGACGGCATTATCGCTGGTTTAGAAACGATAGGTTATTGGGGGGCATTCTGGAGCAATATAGACCAAGCAAACGCTGGTGCGACAAGTGCGAATTTTATGACAGTTAATAATAGCGACCCCAGCAACAATGGAGTGCAAATAGGTGCGACCAGTTCGCAAATCAAAGTGTTGAATGCTGGTGTTTATAATATTCAGTTTTCGGCACAAGTAGATAAGATAGACGGAGGAACAGATGAATTGCAAATATGGTTAAGGAAAAATGGAGTCAATATTTCAGACTCAAATCGCATATATACTTTGGAAGGCACCCCCGATAGATTGGGAGCTGCTTATAATTATATGCTTCCCCTTGAAGCGAATGATTATATTCAGATAGCGTGGCATTCAGCAGATTTAGATATGTTTTTATATCACAATGCGGTGGGAGCATCCCCTACAAGACCAGAGACACCGAGTGTAATCATAACGGTTCATCAGGTATCAAATGTATTGACGGGGCCTACGGGAGAAACGGGAGCAACGGGACCCTCAGGAACAAATGGAACCAATGGAACCAACGGAACAAACGGAGCAACTGGAGACACAGGACCAACGGGACCGTCAGGAGGACCGGCGGGACCAACTGGACCAACCGGACCATCAGGAGGACCCACAGGACCCACAGGACCCAATGGAAACAATGGAAACAATGGAGCAACAGGACCAGCAGGACCCGCTGGTGATGGTCCAGTGGCGTATGCGGCGTTAGCATTGGCAACCACAACAGCGGCAGGACTTGCTGCTGAAATTATTTCAACTAACGCAGGACAAGCAGCACAAAACGCAGCAATTGGAACTTTACAGGGCGAAATGAATACAGTTCAGGCAAATGTGTTAGATTTACAAACAAAAACAACCACCCAATCTTTTTCGGCGTTAACAGGAACCACATTTTCAGGGCGTGTCAATATTGGAAGCACTATTGCAGGTGTTGAACTCAACCAAACAGTGGCAAGTGTATTTGGTTCTGGAATCACTTCTTCAGGATTAATCTCAACAACAAATGTTTTTACAAGCACAGGAGGCACATCTCAGATGGATTCTCTATTGGTCAATAATAATTTTGAAGTAGCAAATGATGCAACCATAACCGCAGGAGAAATGTATATAACACGAACCCTATTAGCATCTAAAAAGAAACTGGTTCTCTATGATAATAACACAGGGAATGATTATGACTATTTGGGATTTTGGACTGACAGCGGAGCAACAAGTCGCGAGTTTTTGAACTGTGAAATAGATGGTAATGCTGACTCAGCGTTTCAATGGTATTATGGGAATGGACTAGGAACATCACGAACATTAATGAAATCAATGAACCAAACACTGGAAACCAGTTATATTCCAACATCAAAGTTTTTGAAATCTTCTGGTTTTACACAGGAAATAGCACTTGTTAAAGATGCGCCAAATAACATAGTTCGAATAGATATGATTGGTGATACAGCATTCGTTGGGCAATTTGATGGACAGATTATTCAAGAACAAGGCAATGGTGTTGATGATAATACAGGGGCTATGACAATCCAATCAGGCGGACTTGCATTGAATGCTTTAAATGCTGGAATCCAAGTCCAAGCAACCACTTCAACATTAATCCAATCTGGAACGACAACAACGCTCACTAGTAGTGGCGAAACGGAAATAAATTGTGTCGCATTAGATATTAATGCTTCTGGTGCTATGACAACAGATTCAGCATCAACTATTGACATTACAAGCGTTGGGAAATTTACTCTTAGTTCAGGAGCAAGTGAAACAGAAATTAATTGTGGCATTTTGAATATTATTACAACAGGTGCTGCGACAATAGATGTAGATTCAACTATTACTATGACCGCCTCGGATGATATAACAATACAAACCTCAACCGCACTCGGTGATATATTTATTACATCAGACGCAAATAGCACATTTTTAAGTCTACAACAAACCACAATAAATAGTGGAGTTTTGGATATTAACGCAACAGGTGCTGCGACAATAGATTCAGCATCAACCATTGGCATTACAAGCGTTGGCAAATTTACTCTTGGTTCAGGAGCCAGTGAAACGGAAATAAATTGTGGTTTATTAGATATTAATGCTTCTGGTGCTATGACAACAGATTCAGCATCAACTATTGACATTACAAGCGTTGGGAAATTTACTCTTGGTTCAGGAGCAAGTGAAACAGAAATTAATTGTGGTTTATTAGATATTAATGCTTCTGCAAATATTACGATGGACGGACAAGCAATAGCAATAACAGCAACAGGGACGGGGAATGATATTACAATTACAGCAGCAGATGACATTATTACATCAAGCAATCAAATTACAATGACTACGAATGTATCGGCAGCAACTTCTTTTCTTCACACTAGCGTAACGACAGGAACCGACTTGTCATTAGAAAACAACACTAGACCTGGATATTTAATGAGATTAAGCGCCACAGGAGGAGCTACTTCTGGTTTGTCTCTTCAAGGTGTAAATAATGGAATAAACACAATCAAATCAAATGGAGGAGCATCTACATTGAAATTAGATAGTGCTGGTGCTGTAACAATTGACAGCGTCACAAATACGACTATTACCGCAGTAAATGATGTTGGCATTACCGGAACTCAAAGCGTGCTAATCATAGCGACGAATGCTGATTTACTTCTGACAGCAGCTCAAAACATTCTAATCACGGCGACGAGTGGTGATTTAGATGTGGTAGCAAGCGATATCACGTTTGACTTGCCTACTGCTGGTATTATACGATTCAGAAATAATTTTGCTAATAAATTGACTATTGAAAATACTAGGGTGGATGTTACTACTAATTTATTCGTTCAGCAAGACACTTATCCACCAATAAACAGCTCTGCTTTGGGTTATACTGATAAAGAAACAACAACTACGGACCCTATGACAAATGCCCTTGCTGAAAGAAGTAATTTTAGCTTACCATCAAAGGGTGTGTGGTTGGTTATATGTGGTTATCAGTTTTCATCTAACGCAGCAAATACGATTGAGTTAAAACAAGTAGTTGTATCTCTAACAAGCGCAAGCAACACTGCTGCTGCTCCAGGATTAACATATCTTGAACAAATAGATGAGACAGCACCGTCAGCACAAGCAAGACAGCGAGGGACAATCACAGGTGTGGTCTCTGTCACTGCTGCTACAACGATTTATGTAAATGCTCGTTCAACTGTTACTAGCGGAACAAACACAGAGTTGGTTACAAATGTTAGTTGGACCCGCATCGGATAAATTAAAATCTTTGTATCCTCTATAATGTCTACGTTTTCTTTCATCAAACCTCGGAACGGACTTTGGAAAGAAGCAAAAATAGCCAAAGTCCATGCGCGTATTCTTGACACAATAACGAATCTGCCCGCAGAGATTCGTGAGAACAAACACAATATGGAATTGGTTTCCCTTGTGTGCAATATGATTGAAAACAGCGGAATTAGCAATAGTGATAAATCGGATAAGCTTAAAATCGATAAGAAGGTTTTGCTGATACAGATTTATAAATCCCTTTATGGAACTATCTCACCGACTGACATTGATACGCTACAAAAAAATTGTGATTTTCTCTGGGATAATGGTCATATCATAAAACACCCAGCGTGGAAGTTATGCGCATACAGTGTTGTTGACTGGTTCAAGAAAAAGGTTCTTTGAATAATCCAGGCAATAAAAGACAAATGCTTGGAATACATCCAGGACTATTTAGTCAATCGTTTCTTAAAACAAGTCAACGCATCTCGTGCGGTTATTATTGCTGTGAACACTATAATGTCGTTTGATGCTTACTATGCTATCCGGTCTTTGCTTGGATACTACGGGCTGAGCAAGTTCATTAATGTGGTGTTTTGGTTCTCTATATTGATGTAGGGGGCGAAGCCCCCATAGCGGGGCGGAGCCCCGCGTGGCGAACGGAGTGAGCCACACACACAACCGCCACACTGAAACCAGTGTGGCGGTTTATCTATGACAGATTAAACTGATTTTCAGTGCGGACTTACGCACCAGATGCCATTTAAACCGATTTAACCGAAATTAAACGGTTTTACGAACGGTTTATTTAAATAAAATATTTTAATGACATTGGACCCCCCCTCAAACGCGGGTTTATATTAAGGCTCTTAACCCGCTCTACTCGCATTGGTTTTTCCGTGTTTGCTTGTGGTCTCTTGCTGTCCGCTCTTGTTTCAGTGTGGCATTCGTTCGCTTCGCTCACGCGGGGCTTCGCCCCGCTCTACTCGCATTGCTTTTCCCGTGTTTGCTTGTGGTCTCTTGCTGTCCGCTCTTGTTTCAGTGTGGCGTTCGTTCGCTTCGCTCACGCGGGGCTTCGCCCCGTTTATAAAAATAATTGAGAAATTAAACAGCTTAAAGTCTTTAGCAATAGTATAGCAACTATGGACTTCACCGACCAAATCAAAACTAACAAACCCAAGATAAGCGCTGGCTCATTAAAGACTTACAACAGTTTGCTCCGCTCTGTTTACAAGGGCGCCTTCGGCGCCAGCGACAAACCTGATGCCACACTGTTCACCAAACGCTATGGCAAAGTACTGGACCACCTCAGCGAGAAGTCTGCTAATACCCGCAAGACATATCTCGCAGCACTCGTGTGTATCGCACCAACCATCGAGCCATATCGCACTGAAATGATGAGTGATATAAAAACATACAGAGAGGACACTAACAAGGGCGAGCTTACTGACAAGCTAAAGGAGTCAGCCATTAGTGCAGATGAGATACGCGATATTACAGCTGGTCTCAAACAGAATGCCGACGCGCTATTCCAGAAGAAGACGCACCGTGTCCCCGACCTCATGGAAATACAAGAGTACATCATCCTCTCACTTTATAATGGCCACGTCGTTCCACGCCGTAGTCTCGATTATGTGGAGTGTAAATACCAGAACTACGATAAAAAAAATGAGAACTATGTTGACCTCGACCGGGACTTGTTTGTATTCAACCGATTTAAGACCGCCAAGAAGAACGGCGAGGAATTAAAGGGAACCCAGGTGTTGGAGATTCCAGCATCTTTGAAAAAGATTCTTATGAAATGGATTGCTGTCATTCCACGAGAGGTCGATACGCTCTTATTCAATTCAAACTTGGAGCCTCTATCAGCCGTGTCTCTTAATCAGCGTCTCAACAAAATCTTTGGCGGGGCCAAGGGCGTGAACTCATTACGTCATTTCTATTTGACAAGTAAGTACTCAGAGTTGATGGAAGAGACCGAGAGGATGGAAAAAGATATGGAGGCAATGGGCTCCTCCGTCGCCCAAGCTAAAAACTATATCAAAATCCACGATAAAGAGTAACTTCTTCGGGGCTCAGCCTCTGTTTTTTCCTCTCCCTCTATTAAAATGGAGAAAAACGATGTATACTATTTTCACCAAACGCCACAAGCACTTTGTCAAGAATTGATTAAGCATATAGATTTATGCCACGGCGATAAAGTGTTTGAACCATTCCGCGGAGAGGGCGCATTTTATAATTCATTTCCAGATTTTGTTGAGAAAGACTGGACGGAAATAACCGAGGGACGTGATTATAAAGATTACACGGGCGACATTGATTGGGTGATTACTAATCCACCATTTAAGCTTGATGACGGGGTGAAGAGAGAAAATGCATTTTTCAAACTATTGAAATACTATACTGCCAAGGCAAACAAGGGAATCGCCTTTCTTAGTAATGACCGATGTTTTGCAACTCTGACACCAAAGCGATTGGATGAAATGGAAAAGACTGGATGGTATATTCATGATATTGTAGTATGTAATATCAAGAAGTGGAGAGGCAGATACTTTTTCATTATTTTTAAAAAGTCCCCAAGCCAATTTTACAAACACATAGTTGGAAGTTTTTAATTTTCTCTCTCCCTCTATTAAAATGGACAATTTAGCAATTTCAAGACTCATTTATCCAAATCTCACCCACGAACAAATTATTTTAGATTTCTATCAGCTGGCATTATTTAGAGGAAATCCAAAAATGCGATTGCGAGTTGGCGCCGACTTTGTAAACTATTTCACCCACGCTGAGAGGATGAACACTGTCGGGCGTTCCGGTATTTCGTTTATTGATTTTTTAGCAAACAAAGATAACGTCCTCTCAAAGGGCTACGTCCAAAAGATGCTTTTGTTTTACCACGATAACGAACCTTGGAGAGAGGAAGTGTGGGTTTTGTATCGTATCTTCAACTTCTATTTTGGGTCGATAAACATATTACAGCCTCACATCGCAATGTCTGTGTTCGACCGATTTAAACCCACTTGCGTGCTCTGTCCCTGTGCTGGATGGGGTGGATTGCTGACAGCCGCTTGTGCTTATTCTGTGCCAAGGTGGATTGGTTGCGAAACCAATGTGGCGCTCAAAGAGCCATATATGAAAATGATACACGAACTACACAAGCACTCATCCACAGAAATCGATATGAACTGGGTTTCTTGTCTTGATTTTGATTACTACTCGGTGGGCTATGATATGGTATTCTATTCACCGCCATTCTATAACATTGAGAGGTATACCGACCAGCCATATCGCACCAAAGATGAGTGGAATGTTTTTTATGAGACTGTATGTTTGCTTTCATGGCGGGGGCTAATGAAGGGCGGCTGGTACTGCGTGGTTGTATCAAACGAAATATACGAAGTGTATCGGCGGGTTATCGGGTGGTGCGCTGACATAGTCATTCCAATGCCAAACAAGCGCCGCTCCGCATTTCATATTTATAGTGAGAATGTTTTTTGTTGGCATAGATAATAGAGGCATATATATATGGGCTGTTTTGAAAGATTTTGGTTTTGGTTGAATTGGAAAAATATTCCAGAGAGCGAAAAAAGCATATTAAAGGATTTAGAGCAGCTTAAAAATTGAAATCTTTTTTGTTGATAATATATTCTGTTGGCACAGATAATATAGAGGCTTACTATATAATGCCCCAATTTAGCAAACAAGAAAGACAGAACCGCATAATCACATTAAACTATTTTGAGCGTCTTAGAAACGTCTTCGCACCACCCATGGTTCTAGAACCGCCAGAGACCAGCGACTTCGTCGCATTGCCATCAAAACCCGACGGCTATAAATCCTCTCAATCCTCCTCGGCCAAGATTATTTAGGAAAAATATATTCTCAAAAGGATTTAGAAATATCTGATAGTTATATATAGAAATGTCAAAAACTTCCGACGCTCAAAAAAGAGCATCTGCCAAATGGATTAACAACAATAAAGAGAGGGTCAAAGAGGTCAAAAAGAAATGGGTCGAAGATAATCGCGACTATGTTAATGAGATTGTCAGAGCAAACAACAAAAAATACTATTGGCGAAATAAAGAGTTTGCCATTTTCCGCCAAATCCTCCTGGACCCATAATATTTAGGAGAATATATAAGTTTAAATGAAAAACTATTTAGAAATAATATCTTTGTATTATTTATAACGCCCGATGACAACTTCCACCGACCCCGAACTTAAAATTATTGTTTCTTATGGAATGAATTGGTATAAAAACGCATCTGAGAATGGAGGAGCAATGAAATACGTTATCGATAATAAAAAGGAGGGAACCGTTATAGTACTGAGTGAGACCAAGAAACTTGGCAAAATGTGGGGTCAGTGCTCATCTGATAAAATACTTGATTTAATCGCAAAGAACCACGGAATCTACGAGGTCATATCTTCATACCCACACAAACTATATTTTGATATTGATTGTAAAAATCCAATTATTGATGCCCCCATTTTGGAGGATGTTTTAAAATCTATTCAGGACATTTGGCCAAATGGTACATGGGCTGTCTCAGGGTCAATTGTTGAAAATGTTAAAGAGTCTTACCATATTGTAAGTAATCAGTATGTTATTC